TATTGTTAAATTTAAATTTTGCAACTGATTTCATCTAATTGTTAAATAGTTTTTCAAAAATCAAAAAGAATTATAGATTTACCAAACGAACTAGCGTGTTTTTGACGGCTTTAATGCATCACTGGAAAGCATGGTTTGTTCTCTTGGAAGTTTTATCTCAACAAAGTTTTCTCTAACTGTAATATATGGATTTTCTTCGTTTTCGCCAGCAGAAATAAGATAGCCAAATACTTTGATATTTATTTTTGTTTCAAATCTTCTAGAAACTTCCGTCATATCATCGACATTGTTATTTAAAACAAAATCCTGCTGGATGAATGCTTCATATTTATGCCCGTCTCGCTCAAGCATTATTCTATGAATTGAACCAGGGCGAGTTAGAAATGGTTGAATGATTTCATTCATTTGTTGCTGATATTCTGTTACGACAGCCATTTCGTACATCATTTCTTGATAAACTGGTTGTGGCATGCTATAGATTTCATAAACTATTTTTTCTTTTCTCGCGGAAGGAAAGTTGATTTTGCCAGTTATCCGCAAAGAGTCTGAATTGGCAAATTCAGACGTTTTATCATGCTTTATTCTCCTACCAATTTCTATAGAACCCCTCTTATAGTCATTAACGGATGGAATATTTGCATAAAACTTGCCTTTGCTCAGTTCGTTTTTTACGATAGAACTTCTCTTCAAACTTATTATTGGATAAATTAACGTATTAGCCAAATCTCTTTCGTTAGGATTCGACTTCGCCTGAAAAGCTCGTTCTCCGCCTGCCCAAATAACAGGAACCTTTTCCCAACCTTTATTGGTGTTGGAAAATATATTCATTTTTTCATTGACAAAATCAAATAAAGCAAAATCAATCGTTTCCAACGAAGATGGAAGAATTTGAATGCGCTTTTCCATTATTGTTTATAAATAGAAAGCTATAATGAGTCGAAAAGGTCTTTGCGCGCTCGGATGCATTTGGCTGATATCTGAACTTTATATTGCGTTTGCCCAAACATTTCTCTTGGTTCCCAAAGCTGGATTATCTCATAAAAATTGCATCCGTACGCAACCATATCTCCAACTTTTGGAACAAGATCCTGATCTTCGTTCATTCTTCGTTTGTGAAAATGAACAGTTATTTCAGAAGTGTTGTCAACCCCGTAATTTGTTGTCGTAGAAGGATTATCTTGCCATTCTATCGTTGCGAAACAGTGTATTGGTGGAAGGAATGATTTCTTAATGCATTCATTATATAATTGATGAAAATTGCTATTATCAAGCGAAATCGGATATAAAATTACTTGTTGACCAATAATGCGATCCTGGTATTCCTCAGCCACTTGCTTGACAAGATCGCGCTCTTTCTGACCCGCGAATAGGGGGGGAGGCGGGGCGGAAAGTATGTCGAATTTATTGTCGTCGCTCATATAAAAGTCTCATTGTTTATAATTTTTATAATAGTTTTTTGATTAACATTATAAAATTTTGCCAATTCAATTACTGAACGTTTTTTATCAAAAAACATTTTTTTTATTTCTTCGACTTGAAATCTGGACAAAAAACTTTTCCCCCTAGAATCATATTTTCCTGGGGTGTACAATTCATCTTTGAACGAAACATTGTTAACTATCCTTCCGATAGTACAAGTTTTAACATTAAACCTATCGGCGAGCTCTTTCTGAGTAAGAAACTCATCGTTATAAATTTTTCTTATAGAAAAGGCCTCGTTTTGTGTAATTTTTGCGCTTGTCGATTTTTCTCCGCAATACGTATTTTTTCTAATTTCACTCCAATGTTCCTTTGTTTCGCTGGAATGCCGACGACCAAACATTGGGTTATTTTCTCCACTCGAATCCCATTTTAATTTCTTAGTCACAACTTCAACGCTTTCATCAATCCAAGACAAATTTCTTATAATTTTATTGATTGTAATATCACAAGTTCTATATTCTTTTGCCAAAGAACTAATTGAAATACTTCCACTGCTATATTTTTGTCTAATCTCTTCAACTTTCTTCCAGGTCAATTTCGCATTCGAACTATTTTCGCCTCGCATTTTCTTTTTTGTTTCTTCCGAATGCTTAAATCCTAACGTACCATTAACCATTTCGCATAAATTATATCCAACGTTTCTATCATATGGTTCCCACATATCTAAATAAAATTGCTCTCTTTGCAAAAGAAACTTTCTATCCTTTTGAAACGTTTCCAAAATTTCAAAAATGAAACTTTCTTTTCCATTTTTGTTCCATGCATATTGTAAATGTCTATTTACATGTTTGCCTCTTTTTAGTTCAGATTTGTGGCCACTCCAACGTTCTTCGACATTTTCAGAACTCCCAATGTAAAATTTACCATTTTTAATATTGGTTATTTTATATATTCCACAAGTCATTGCAATTTTTAACCTTTACTATGCGAACCATATGGCACGCGGAATATATTGTTGCACCTTAGCCGCCATTTCCACCATCGAAGCTTCCCTCTCCGCTAGTTTATCATAAGTCGTAGCCTCAAGTTGAGTTTTAAGTTCTTCCCTCAATTTATCCATTTCTTCTTTTGCTTGCGAAGACAATTCAGCATGGTTCAACGTTACGCTCTCGCCTGGTATTGGCAAAGTCGTAAATTTTCCTCTAATTTGCGCAAGCATTGATTTAGCAACCGCCAGAGCGAATCTTCTCGTCCATTGTTTGCCTAGCGAGTTTATACTTTCATAAGGTATATTCTCAAACGGCAAATTGTTAATGTTATTAACACCATTTACACCGCTTACGCCACCCAATGAATTTCCATTTACATCTTCATATTCATCAAGCGGACTTGGATCAATAGAAAACTCAAACCATATTTTCTTTGGCGCAATACTTGTTGGAACGGGAAAAAATCTTACTTTGTTATTTTTTAGTTCAAAGGTATAATGCGACGCCCGCGTGTATAAATTTGTTTCAAAAGCAGAAGCTTGAAGAATGTTCTGCCATGCTGGAACAACTTCATAAGTTGTGTCGTCGGCATATTGGCCATATGTGCTAAGGTTGCCTACAACTGACAAACCCCCATATGCGCCAAAGAATCGCCAGAAATTTAAGGGCGACTTGTACCACACTCGATTAACCCTTATCCTCGCCCCCGCACTGCCATTTACCAAATTTGAATAAGCTTGCCCACCAGCCGCCGCACTTGCTGACACAATATTTTGCAAGTCATAATCGGCCGTATCAGGAATGATATCAATTGAAGCCGAAAAATATGGCACAGTTCCACCAATTCCAGCTTCATAAGCAATTTCGTCTGAAATTCTCCTTGAATAACCTATTGTAAACCTTGGATATTTTAAAGCAGCATTCGAACCACTCATTGCTGAACCAGAAACAATTTGACCGTCTGCATTAAACGAACCAGTCGTTGTGCCAAGAAAACTGGATAATGTATTTTTTGCCTGGTAAAGATTTACAATATATGAATACTCAAGTACGGCACTCTCGTACGCGGCGTAAACATTACAATCGGTTAACTCAATATCAACTACATCTCCACCAAGCATCTTAAATGTATATGAAACTTGGTCGACGGCGCCAGTTATAAACTCTGGCGAAGCAGCATAAACGCCAATTGGCAAAGACGAAGCTACATTGGCATAACTTCCAGTTCTTGGAAGTGTAACTCTACTAGTTTGCGAAAGTGGTATTAAATCTGGTGGAGTGTTGCAAGTCATAAACTTAAATAGTTTTATGACTTATGTCAAATGTAAATTAAACATTTGCTAATTGTTTGAATATATTTTCTATTGCATCGTTTAAAACGTTGTTTTTTATTTTATCCCGCAAAGAAACATCTAACGAATTGATGTTTCCAAAAGAGTAATCAATTTCAATATATGAATTGTTGTTTTTTACATATTCCCGCACAACAACATGGCATTTAATTGCAACGTCGATGTCAAAATCATATTTCCACAATTGTTGTGTCACTTACCACACCAATAGCACATTTCTCCAGTGTTTTTCATTCTTCTTTTGCAGCCAGGAGATTTACATTCTTCTTCTTTTGATTTTTTAATAAAAAACTTTGTTTGAATATTATAAAGTCCTTGAACGTGGTAAGAATCAACAAGTTTGTTCATTTCTTCTTTTGATTTTTCACTAAAAAGCAATGGAGTGTCGTTCATTTTTTGATTTCCACGAAAAAGCCATACATAACATTCTATTGGAAGAGTATTGCTTGGGTCCAACTCTTCATAATAATTTCCTTTATTATCTTTATAAAACAATGCCATGACAAAACAATTCCTATTTAATTTATTCTTCTTCGATTACTATATTTGCATGTCTAACTTTTTTAAACAACTTCTTATTTTCATCGATGTT